GGCAACCTCTGTAGGCACGCCTATTTCCACAGTAGGTTAATTAAGGAGTAAGTTATGTCTTCTGATGTCCAATCGACATTTATAACCGCCGCCGCCGCAGATACTAATGGACTTTCTGTCGCTGCGGCAGTAGGTAATAACGCCGCGCTAGTGTTGGGCGGTGCTTTAGCTTCTGGTGGCGCTATTGTCTTTGACCAACCTAGGAATATTACTATCCTTAGTGCTGGTAATGATGCGGCTAAGTCTTTTACGGTAGTTGGTACAGATGAAACAGCTACAGCAGTTACAGAGTCTATAACTGGCGCTAACGCAGGTACTGCTACTGGAACTACACACTTCGCTACTATAGCCTCTATTACTGCGGTAGGTAATCCTGCGGGTAATGTAAGTGCAGGATCAGGTACTTCTATTGCTGCACCTATGTTTAGAGGCCGCATGAGACTAAAAGGTATTTACTGTGTTAATACAGGCACCGCAGGTACTACTACTTTCCGTGAAGAATCTGATAGCGGTGAGATACGTATGCAGTTTAACACGGTAGGCAGCGCAGACACCGCAGAGTACCCTGATATACCTGATGACGGTTTGTTATTTAGAAGTGGAGGTTATGTCCTATACACTCAGACAAAGCTATCTTCTATAACTGTGTTCTATGCGTAAATACTATAAAACAGGCGGCGGAGTGGGCATGAAAGGTATGTCCATTGGTAGTGGCGATAAACGTCCTACCAAGTCTGGCGCAGGTATGACTGCTAAAGGTGTAGCTAAGTACAAACGTAATAATCCCGGAAGCAAGCTAAAGACGGCAGTTACCGAGGATAAACCAACTGGTAAGCGAGCGGGTAGGCGTAAATCCTACTGCGCTCGTTCTGCCGGACAAATGAAAAAGTTTCCTAAAGCGGCTAAAGACCCTAATTCAAGGTTGCGGCAAGCTAGGAAACGATGGAAGTGTTAGGAGAACAACATGAATAGAAGTTCTATGTCACAACAAGTTAGTAATGCTCCAACGACTAAAGATAAAAACAAGCAAAAAAATACAGATAAAAATTCGTCTCCTAAAGGAGCACGCGAAGCAGGTAAAAAGAAATTTTTTGAAATGTACGAAGATGATGGACGTACCCCTAAGAATAAGGAGAAAGAAATGAAAGGTATGAAAAAAATGAATATGGGGGGTATGACTGCCCCTATGATGGGTGATCCTAAGTCTAAAAAACCTATGATGCCACCTAAGCGTAAGCCTGCACCTAGACCTAGCCCTATTGTAGATCCTATGGCTAAAGCCCCTGACCCTAGAATGAAAGACCCTAGAGCAAAAAGAGGCGCTATGCCTATGATGCAAGAAGGCGGCGCTGTACCTGCATATAAGGCGGGTAAGAAAGTTCGTGGTTATGGTATGGCTCGCGGTGGCAAAGCCTGTAAGATGCGATAATGCGTAGGTATTATAAGTCTGGCGGAAAGATATGTTCCAAGGGTAAATCGTGGGCTAAACGAACCTTTGATACATACCCTTCCGCGTACGCGAACATGGCAGCTTCAAAGTACTGCAAAGATCCCAACTATGCTAAGGGATCAAAAGGTAAGAAGTAATGGGCGACCTTAAAGATTGGGTAAAGCAAGACTGGGTTAGAATTGGTACAGACGGCAAGATTAAAGGTAAGTGTGGAACGTCTAAAGACAAAAAGAACCCAGATAGATGTTTGCCTAGAAGCAAAGCGCAGTCGCTTAGTACAGGCGAAAGAGCAGCTACAGCTAAGAAAAAGAAACGTGCCGGATCAAAAGGAGAAACTGTAGTGAAGAATACAAAACCTGCTACTGTTAAGTTACGTAAGGGTGGCCTTGCTAGAGGTAAGCGGTCTATAGCTACAGGCTGTGGGCAAGTAATGGAAAACAGACGAAAGAAAACACTTTACGTTTAAGGACATAAATTATGAAAGGTGTAAAACATTACAAAAGAGACGGTACTGAACATCAAGGTTCTAGCCACAAAATGGCTGATGGTACCCTACACACTAATAAGTCTCACACTAAGACAAGCGTAAAGCTATTTCACTTAAAAGATTTGTCAGTCAAAGCTAAAGCTAAGGCCAAAGGAAAGACTGTTAAGAAAAATCGGAGTAAGTAGTAATGACTACATCAACCACCGCTGCGTTCAATATGGAGTTTACAGAGATCGCAGAAGAAGCGTTTGAACGCGCAGGTCGAGAAATGCGTTCTGGGTACGACTTACGCACCGCCCGCAGATCTATGAACCTACTTACTATAGAGTGGCAGAACCGTGGCATTAACATGTGGACGGTAGACAGCGGCACTATTGATCTAGTCAAAGGCCAGACTACTCCCTACAACCTTCCCGCCGACACCATAGATTTATTAGAACATCAGATACGTACAGGTAGTGGAAACACGGCTACTCAGTCCGATCTCACTATAAGTCGTATTAGTGTAAGTACGTACGCGTCTATTCCTAACAAGTTAACACAAGGAAGACCCATACAGCTTTATATAGAGCGGTTACGCGACCATCCGAAAGTCAACGTGTGGCCGATACCAGATAGAAGCGACTACAAACTGTACTACTGGCGTATGCGCCGTATAGAAGATGCTGGTAGTGGTGTACAAACTGCGGATATGAACTTTAGGTTCTTCCCCTGTTTAGTAGCAGGACTAGCTTATTACATTGCTATGAAACTACCTGAGATGATGGATCGCGTACCTATGTTAAAAGCTGTATATGATGAGCAGTTTGAACTTGCAGCAGGGGAAGACAGAGAAAAGACTTCCGCTAGGTTTGTACCGCGCATTGGATACGTGTAATGAGTAATAGGTTTGCTTCTAACAAGATAGCGATAGCAGATTGTGATATTTGTGGTTTTCAGTATAAACTACGAGAACTAAAAGATTTAATCGTAAAAGGTACAAATACACATTTAAAAGCGTGTAAAGAATGCTGGAATGCTGACCACCCACAGTTAAAGTTAGGTGAGTTTCCAGTAGATGACCCCCAAGCAATACGTGATCCTAGGCCAGATAGGAGTTTAGGAGAATCAGGGGGCAGTAGTAGTAGAGATATTTATTGGGGTTGGAACCCTGTAGGTGGCGGTAATAGCCCCTATGATCTGACTCCTAACACCCTACAAGCCGTCGGCAGTGTAGGACAAGTAACAGTAACGACTACGTAGGAGATACATTATGGCCCTTAAAGGTAAGCAGTCTAAGATGGACAAGAACAAAGATGGCAAGATTTCTGGTGCTGACTTCAAGATGATGAATGTTGGTGGTAAAGTTAAAAAAGGCTACGCTGAAGGCGGTAAGGTTAAAATACGTGGTACTGGCGCAGCTACTAAAGGGTTGTACGCTAGAGGGCCAATGGGCTAATACATGAACTATACTGAACTAAAAGCTAATATCCAAGACATCTGCGAGAATACGTTCACGGCAGATCAACTTGCTATGTTTACTCAACAAGCAGAACAAAAGATATATAGTTCGGTTCAGCTACCTGCACTTCGTAAAGTAGATGACGGGCCATTGGCAAACGGAACCAAACTGTTAAGCCTACCTACCAACTTCTTGTACACCTATAGTATAGCCGTTATTGCTAGCGATGGTACGTACTCGTTCTTGCTAAACAAGGATGGTAACTTCTTACGTGAGGCGTACCCTATTGATTCCGCTGCTACTAAAGGGCTTCCTAAGTTTTATTCTTATCAAGGACTAGCATCTAACGGCGTTGCAACTCAATTAGAACTAGCTCCAACTCCTGACGCTAACTACGTAATTGAGCACACCTATGGGTATTATCCTGAGTCTATAGTAACCGCAGCTACTAGTTGGTTGGGTACACACTTTGATTCTGCGTTGTTAAATGGCGCTCTAGTAGAAGCTATACGTTTTATGAAGGGAGAGCAGGACATTATAGCTAATTACGAAAAGATGTATTTGATGTCTATGGCATTACTGAAGAATATGGGAGATGGTAAGTTACGTCAGGATACATATCGTTCGGGACAACTTAGAACTTCAGTTAACTAAGGAACTATTAGATGTCAATAGCACAAACAATGTGTACTTCGTTTAAAGTTGCTCTTCTAGATGGAGAGATGGACTTTAGTAGTAACACAAACCAAACATTCAAGATTGCGTTGTTTACATCTGACGCAACTCTAGACGCAACTACGCTCGCCTACGCTGTTACTAACGAAGCATCAGGCACAGGATACACTGCGGGTGGAGAAACGCTTACTATAGCTACTAACTCTACATCTACAGATACCACTGCATATATTAACTTTTCTACGGTATCATGGAATAATTCTAGTATTACTGCTCGTGGAGCACTTATATATAGATCGTCAGGTACTGGCAATAACGCCATAGCGGTGTTAGATTTTGGTTTAAACAAGACAACCGCTAACGCAAAGTTTGAAATAACATTCCCTGCGGCAGATAAAAATACCGCTATCATACGGATAGCTTGAGGCTAAATAAATGGCAACGCAATATACTTCAGTTTTAAAACTAGCCCTACCTACACAGGGAGAACTTAGTGGTGCGTGGGGTAATGTAGTAAACGACAACATTACCTCCATGATAGAGCAGGCCATAGCCGGACTAGCGGTGATAAACACATGGTCAAGTAATTCGCATACTCTGACTTCTGCTAACGGTTCTACGTCTGAGTCTCGCTGTGCAATGTTATCTCTTGTTGCTGCTAGTGGCGCTCCTTCCGCTGCCGCGTCCGTAATCTGCCCCGCACTTGCTAAAACGTATATTGTTAAGAACTCCTCTGGGCAAGCGGCTACACTAAAAACAGCAAGTGGATCGGGCATCGCCGTACCTAACGGTAAGTCTATGTTGTTGTTCTGTGACGGAACTAACGTAGTTGAAGCAGTAGACCACGTAGTAACTATGTCCGCAGGTACACTGACTATTACTGGACTTACTACTTTTGCATCTTTAAAAGGCGCTGACTCAACAACAGTCACGGGCATCCTTGATGAAGATAATATGGCCTCTAACAGCGCCGTTAAATTAGCTACTCAACAGTCAATCAAAGCGTATGTAGACTCGCAGGTAGACACTGTTGACTCCTTAGCAGAAGTCCTAGCACAGGGTAATACTTCTGGCGGCACAGATATTGCATTATCTACCGATGATAAAGTTCAATTCCGTGATGCCGCAATACACATTAGCTCTAGTGCTGATGGGCAGCTTGATAT